CGCGATCATGTCCAAAAAATACTAGCCTCCACTGATACAAATCGTATTCAACTGCATCACATTTCCTCGGAAGTCGCCGACCTAGTCCGCATCATCCGCCGCCTAGAAACAATCATAGAGCAACTCACAAACGATTTCGTCACCCTTAAATCTAATATTCATTCTATCCAAGATTCTCTACCTATATCACCACTTAAACCAGAACCCACACTAAAACTACCCGCTCACAATCCACCACCTCCTCCTAAAAAGAAAAAGTAACACCCTTGACCTAAATCCTTCTCAATGATAAAAATAAGTTTATGCAAGATAAAATCACTTGGTCATTAGAAAATAGAAAACTTTCTGATCTCAAAGATAATCCAAAAAATCCTCGACAACTTTCTTCTCATGATGCCGAACATTTACAGATTAGTTTAGAAAAATTTGGTCTAATTGATAAACTTATTATAAACTCAGATGGCACAATCATTGGTGGACATCAACGCAAAAAAATCCTAAAGAAAATGGGGTTGAAATCTATCGAAGTTTGGGTGCCTTCTAGAGAACTCAATCAAAAAGAAGTTGATGAATTAAACATACGTCTTAATAGAAATACTGGTGAATGGGATTTCGACATCCTGGCTAATCAATGGGAATTACCCGCTCTCATTGAATATGGGTTTACAATCGAGGAGATTCTAGATGCTACACCCGAAGAAATAGTAGATGCGGCAGAGGAAGATGATTCCGAATTATTAATGCCAGGAAAAGATGAAGATGCAGTAACACTATTAGGTGATATATATGAACTCAATCAACATCGCTTAGTATGTGGAGATAGTACATTACCCGATTACGTCACAAAAGTACTTAATGGTGCAGAACCCATACTTATGGTTACGGATCCACCCTATGGTGTGGAATACGATCCTTCATGGAGAAAAAAAGTAAACCTAAAAGGATCGAAAATTTCCGCAGGAATTGTAAAAAATGATGATAAATCTAATTGGGCTTTGACCTATGCTTTATTTCCTGGATCAGTTTCCTATATCTGGACTTCCAGTAAATTCGCTACTGAAGTGGCAAAAAATATTCAAGATGCTGAATTCGAGATCATTTCTCAGATTATTTGGGTAAAGCAACATTTCGCTTTATCTCGCGGTGATTACCATTATCAGCATGAACCCTGCTGGTATGCGGTAAAAAAAAGTCACACTCATAATTGGCAAGGTTCTAGAAAAGAATCGACAATCTGGGAAATTTCAAATCAAAACGCTTTTAGTGGTAAAGCAGAAGAAGGGGAAGATGAACGAACGGCCCATTCTACACAGAAACCTATCGAATGCATGGCTAGACCTATTCGTAATAATACAGCAAAAGGCGAAGGTGTTTATGACCCTTTCTTAGGATCCGGCACAACTTTAATCGCATCCGAACAACTTGGACGTATATGCTACGGCATCGAACTTTCACCCGCTTATTGCGATATTATCGTAAACAGATGGAAAAACTTTATGGTGAAAAATAATAGAGAATATTCTATAAAACGAAATGGTCAACAAATCAACGAGTTAGAAAATGTCTAGACCTGAAAAACCTATCGATTGGGCAAAAGTAGATCAACTCCTTATGGCCGGTTGTAAAGGTACAGAAATATGCCCTCATTTTGATATGCATCACGAAACTTTTTATAATAGAATTCAAGATAAATATGGTATGGGATTTACGGCATATTCATCTATTAAAAAAGAACAAGGTGAAAGTTTATTAAGAGCTAAACAATTTGAAAAGGCTCTGAAAGGTGACTCAACAATGCTTATTTGGCTCGGTAAAAACCGACTCAAACAACATGATAAAGAAGAAGAAAAACAATTTGTTTCTTTTACTCCTGAACAAATAAAATCGCTGAAAGATAATATTGATGCCAACGATTGATTTCGATAGGCTTGTTGATGATAAAAAATACCGAATAAACACTCTCTATCATATCATAGACCGCAATGGAAGTGATATTCCTTTCAGATTAAATTCAGTTCAAGAAAATGTCCTTGACAATCTACACAACAGAAATCTCATTCTTAAAGCCAGACAATTGGGTATGTCCACATTTAGCGTTCTCTACTTACTAGATGCATGTATTTGGAATAAAAATCTATCTGCTGGAATTGTTTCATACTCTCTTGAACATGCGCAGCACATTTTCAAACGCATTATAGGATATGCTTTAGACCATCTCCCTTCCTGGCTGAACGTTCCAGTCATTAATAGATCAGCAAGAGAAATAACATTTGATAATGGATCTGTTTTGCGCGTTGACACTACATTAAGAGGTGGTGCATATCAGCTCGTTTTAGTTTCAGAATTTGGAAAGACATGTGCTAGGAATCCTGTGAAAGCTGAAGAAGTTGTCATGGGTACTTTACAGACTGTTCCACGTGATGGGATAATCATCATAGAAAGCACGGGGGAAGGAAGTGATGGTTTTTTTGCTGAAATGGTAAGTAAAGCCGTTTTACATGGAAATGATAATTTGTCTGTTCTTGATTATAAACTTTTTTTCTGTCCTTGGTTTGCTGACGTTGCCTATTCTTTAGATCATAAAGTCTCTTATGACACAGAACATGTTGATTACTTTTCGAAAATCGAAGAAGAATGCAATGTAAAGTTTACCTATGAGCAAAAATATTGGTATGCTCAGCAAAAGATTTTGCTTGGTGAAAAAATAAAACAAGAGTTCCCGTCAACAGTTTCAGAGGCTTTTTTAAGTTCTTCAGGAGCTTATTACTTTGCTTTAGACATAGACGCTGCCTACACAAACAATAGGTGCTTACAAACGAGTCCTTATGATCATTTGTTACCTGTATATGTAGCTATGGATATTGGTGTAAATGATCTAACAGTGATGATCTTTTTTCAAATATGTCACGGTGAAGTTAGGGTGATCGATTATTATGCAGATACCAACAAAGGTGTAGATCACTACTGCAGATATTTGCTGCAAGATAAAAAATACGTTTATAATTCGATTTTCCTTCCTCATGATGCAGTCAAAAGAGATGGAATCGTTGTTGAAAATACATATGAGCGGGAATTTAAAAAGTTGTTTAGCCATACACAAGTAAAAATTATTGTGCTCAAGAGAACCGATAAACAGATTCAAATTTCAAATGCAAAAATCATGATGTCTCGATGTGTGTTTAATGTGTCTAGAGTAAAAACTTTACTGGATCAGCTATCAAAATATAGAAAGAAATGGTCAGAACAATATGGGAAATATTTAGACGAACCATATCATGGGATAGAGTCAAATTATGCAGACGCTTTTCAATATCTATGTCAAGCAGTAAATCACGTAGAAACTGTCAGTGGGAATTCAGGAGCCTTGGAAAAACATAAAAAAGTTGTAGAAGGACGATCGAGAATGGTTATTTAAATGTTTAGGTTGATAAAATAATTCTTTTTCATGTAATTTGAGATTTTAAAAGTCAAAGATTAATTTTATGCTCACAGATTATGAGTGCAGAGATGAATTTCAAACCAATTATAGATATGCTCATGATTATTGGCTACCTTTCGTTAAGGATGCTCAAGTCTATACATTAGCTGCTTCAGGGTATACTTGGAGCGATCAGGAGAGGAAAGAATTAATCAAACAGGGTCGTGAGCCGATTGAGTATAATATCATTCGGAGGCCTCTTCAATTTTTCTCTGGATACCTTAGAGACAATATCAATGAAATCATTTACGGGCCAGTTGAAGGATCAGATCAAAAGACAGCAGATCAATTTACAAAATTGGGTTATTACATTTGGGATAAGGGAAATGGATTCCCTACTTTTTTAGACTCATGTGACGAGGGGTTTAAATCGGGGATTAGTCTGTGTGGCCTGCACATGGATTATTCAAAGGATTTCATCAATGGAGATCTAGCTTTTCATAAAAGAACATACAACTCATTTTATCTAGATCCTACTTTTGAAAATATCAATCTTTCTGATTGTGCCTTTGCCATTACAAGAGATTTAATCGATAAACAATATGCAAAACAGCTTTTGCCATTTGTTGATCCGCAAATAATTGAAGATCTTCAAAACAGTTATAAAGATGACAAATTTCTTCAATATCATCCTCAATTTACAACATTCAGTCGAAATCGCAATCTGATTGCCTATGATCAATATTATCGTCGTTATACTCAATCTAGACAATTTTTATGTGATATGAAAACGTCTTTTTATAGAGATATAACTGATCTTGATAAAGAAGAGAAAGATAAGCTTAAGATGGGTTTGAGACGATTAGATGAAATGCGCCGAGATGCAGATATTTTAGATATTCCCTACGATCAAATTCCTCAAGTAGAAATAAAAAATGTAGATCGTGGATTTGTTGAACTGAATATTCTTTTGAATGGAACCAGAGTTTATTGCGGAGAAGATAAGACAGGCATTAATCAAACTTATCCATTTGTACCCAACATATGTTATTTCGAGCCGTCTATATGGATGCCCTCACAACGTATTCAAGGATTATCATCTGTCAATTGGTCGTTACAACGCCAATTCAATAAGCGTCACATGAAGATTACCGATATGATGGATAGCACCATATCGACAGGATTCAAATATCTAATTGGTTCTGTTCCTGATCCGCAAGATATGCAACAATCAGGCCAGAATAAATTAATTGGTGTTGATCCTGAAAATGCTCCTCAGGGATTAGATTCAGTCCAAGAATTAAGAGGTGGGGGAGCTAACCCAGATTTAATGGCATATCAAGAGATACTAGATCGATTATCACTCACTTTAGCTAACGTGAATGAATCATCAATGGGAATCGACGAGAAAGGTAATACCCAAGTAAGTGGACGTCTTGCCCAGGTAAGGATAGCACAAGGACTCAGAGGGAATAGAAAGATAATTGATAACGTTGAAACTGCGCAACAAATTCTTGGTGGTCTCGTATTGATAGGAATACAAAAAAATTACAGCCCTGGAAAAGTAGAAAGAATTTTAGGTGAAAAACCCACAGATCAGTTTTATGAAGGGGAATTTGAGCAGTATGATGCAGTGATCAAAGAGGGAGTACGAAGTAAATCACAGAAGGACGCTTATTATTATGAGCTGGTTAGTCTTAAGAAAGACGGAATTGTTAATGTTCCAGAGGCCGAAATTGTACGTGCGTTGCAAATGTCGGGTGTTAGCGATCTGCAAGAAGCAATTGAAAAACAAGATGAAGGATTAGCCAAGCAAGCCGAGATGGCATCACAAGCAGTAAAATTAGAAATGGAAAAACTGAATTCTGAGAAAGAGGCTAATCTAGGACTTGCTCAAGAGCGACGGTCACGCGTTATCAGCAATCTATCGCTTAAAGATGAACGTGAGTCTGAGGCGCAACAAAACATTGCTCAAGCGGCGTTAGATCGTGCTAGAGCGATCACAGAAATAGCTAAAATGAATGAAGATAGAATTCTTCAAGTACTTAATTTTGTAAATGGTTTGGAAGATCAAGAAGCGCTTGGTCGTGAAACACAAAAAGCACAAGTAAGCATGCAGGCGGATCAAATTAATACTGAAACGCAAGGATCATCTGAAAACATGCAAAAACAAGCGATGCAGCAAATGCAGCAATCGGAACAAACAAATAACCAAAACACCCTAGGAGGGTAATATGGCATATTCAAAAGGATCAAGTGGTGGAGGAAAATTTATGGACAATGGGAAAGGGATGTGCAGCACACCAGATAACCCAATGTCAGCAGCTTCTAGAGTTGCACCTATGTGCGGACCTGGGATGAATCCAGATCAGGCTAAAGCAAATAGATTGTTGCAAGAAGTTCACAAAGAAAGAGAATCACTTCGCGGTAAAAGTGGAATGTAATGAATACTTTGCAAGATCCAGTAAGCGGCATGATACTTCCACGCCAATTTGTGGATGAGAAGCAGGCGCTTAAAAAAGTTATAGATGAATTGGTAGATAAAGCAGTCAATGCTTATCAATATATCAAGGGCACTTATTTCTTGGTGATCCATGCAAAGTTTGATTTAAATGACCCTGGTAAATTTAATATTAGTACTCCTGTAGCAAGTAAAAAATTACCGCCGTTTTGTTCAAATCAGATGGTTTTTTGGATTAACAATTCTAAAGGAATTTGTGAGCTAGTTTGGATGGTAACTAAAGATAGAAATAGAAAATTAAAGGTTGAATTTAATACATCGGGTGTCGCCTACCTGCAAGCAAAGGGCGCTATGCCATCGTGAAAGGCTATTTCACGTTTAACCTACGGAGAAAATTATGGATGAGGAAAACGTAGAACCTCAGAAAGAAACAATTGAGCAAATCGTGGAAACAGCAATAGCTGAACCTGAGGAGCCGGTTGCAATGGTAGAGCAGGAAGAAAAGCCTGCAAAAACGATGATACCTCTATCAGTAGCGCAAAAATTGCGTGAAAAGAATAGAGAACTAGAATTGGAACTTCAATGGGAAAGGCAAAGAAGTGCGCAGCAAAATTCCGCAAATCAAAAGCCACCTGTTGAAGATGATTCAAAGTATGAATCGGCCACTAGAGAAGATTTAAATAATTCTCAGAATGAGGCAATCCGAATAATCGAAGAAAAATTATGGATAAAGCAAAATCCTGAGAAATATGAAAAAATAAATGAATATTTGCCACAATTTTTAAAACAAAGACCTAATCTAGCGTCTGCAATAAATTCTGCGTCAAATAGATATGAAGAGGCATTTATACTTATGGAAGCACTTACACCAAGGCAGCAACAAGATATAAAGAAGAGCGCAACAGTTAAGAGAGATGCGCCTGGTTCACCTACAAATGCGCCTAAAGCGGCTGCACTAAATCAAAGTGTTGATGTAATGACAATGTCAGATAGTGAATTTGATGCATGGAGGACTTCGCAGAAAAGGCGTAGATAGGCATAAGGAAAAATTATGTCAGTAACCACAACAAGCGGTTATGGCTCGATGGCTGATAGATGGGCACACCGTGCACTTCTTCAGCGTTCTAAGCCTCGATGTGTTCACAATCTTTTTGGGCGTGCATTTACTCTGCCACAAAAGAATACCGATACAATGGCGTTTAGACGTCAAGAGAATTTGAATTCTGATCCTGTTGTATTATCTCAAGATGCTGATCCAGCACCAGAACAAGTACAAAAATTTGATATCAACGTAACGATCCAAGAATTTGGTAAAGTTATTCTTTTGGGTCGTAAAGTTCTTTTAGTTGTAGAAGATGATACAGCATCAGAGACAGCGGATAATCTTTCTCAATGCATGCATACTATGCTTGACAAAGTTACACGTGATGTATGGAATGCTTCAGTTCCTCAGATTTCTTGTCTTAATGGTATTAATGGAAATGCGATTACGGAATTGACACAAACGGACGTTAATCGTGCTATTCAGTATCTTGATGATAATGATACTGAACATATGACACCTACCGTTCACGCTTCTAGAGATTTTGGTACCGGTCCTGTCGAAGCGGCTTTTTGGGTTACAGCTCACATGAATCTTAAACCAGATATTCGTGCCCTTGACGCATTCGTCCCTTATTCTCAATATGGATCGTTAAAACCAGTATTGCAGGCAGAATTTGGCGCAACGGACGAAGCGAGATGGGTGACATCAACACTAGTTCATAAGACTAACGATAATCCTCCAGTTTACAATAATACATTCGTTGGGGCAAATGCATACGGATATGTAAGACTCGATGAAGTTTCAACAGAAATGATTTTGAAGCCACTCGGCTTTAATGATTATTTGAACCGATTTCAATCTATGGGTTTCACAGCGTGGTTTAACGCTGCTATCCTGGATGACTCCCACATCGTAACCTTGCTTTCAACTAAAGCAGCAGTATAAGAGGTAAATTATGTCAGATCTATTTCTAGGGCAAACATGTACTGAAGCCTATACTTTTCAGTCGGCAGCAGCAGCCCATACATTTTCTTTTAATTTTCAACCGGACAAGGTTGTATTTAACAATTTAACTGCATGGACAGCAACAGCAGGGAAATTACCCGTTTCAGTATGGTTTAGAAATCAAACAACGGCAGCCCACGCATTTCAACAGCAAGTTATTGATACAGCAGCAATTCAATCATTTAACTTCTTGGATACTACCACGAACGGTTTTACCGTAGCTGATACAGCAGGAGGTCAGTCGTCTTCTCATTCTGCAATCAGTAATATTACTGCCGCGGATCCCGTTGTAATTACTCATGCAGCATTCACTTTTCAAACAGATCAAATCGTTAGGTTGACGGATCTTGGTGATGTTGGTGTAAGTGACAACGGCATGGGTCAACTAAATAACAACCGATATAAGATCGTTGTGCTTAGCGCTACAACGTTCTCTTTGAAGGATGTTATTACAGGAGAGCCTATCGATGGTACAGGATTTACAGCATATGTAACAGGTGGACAAGTGACGCTAGAAACACATGTCATAAGCCTTAACAACCCACAGGTATTTCCTTATGCGGTTACTCCGTATGTTCCTAATCCATTTAAATATGATCCTATCACTTATCGTTTAACAGCTGGAACTGCTGTTATGGGTAGTGATAATGACATATTCCTTATCGAGGTATATAAGTGGGGGCAGATTATTAATTTAGGTGACCTAGCTTAATTTTTATATACTAGGACTCCCGTAAAAAGGAGTCTTAGTATGTAAAGCTGCTTTACATGAGAGGTTAAAATGACGCTTCCACCTATAGGACAACTGACAAGGAGAAAGGACATATTGAATATCACGAATTCTTTTCCTTGTGAAGTGACAACGGATGGCGACCATGAGTTTGCGACAAAGGATTTTGTGAGACTAACTGAGTTGAATGGAAGTATACCGGTACCTCATGGAGAAGATCCATTGAACAATTATAAGTTTAGGATAATCGTCACGGATTCAGACAAATTTACATTAGAATATCCTGTCACATTTGTAGGAGTAGATTCGACAAATTTCACACCATATGTTACAGGTGGCAGCGCGAATTTAGTACAGAAAACTTTTATTTATTATCCTAGTCCAGGACAAATATTTCCAAATTAAGGAGAATTCATGGGAAAACATACACATGTAGCGCAACCAATAGAAGAAAAACAACCGATTATGACGCAAGCGTTAAAAGAAGCGGAAAAAGATAAGTTGCCGATTGAAGAAATGCCTTTAAACACTATCAGAGATTATCGTTTATACAATGAAGAAGCGAGAAAGTTAAACAAGAAATTGAAGATATGCCGTTATCTTATCAAGCAATGCCCAGTTGAGTTGCATCCAAAGCAAAGAATTGTTTTTCAACGTTTAGATCAACCAACAAATCCTTTACCTGTATTTGTTAGCAATCATTTGATACATTTTGATGAAATACTAATTCCAGGAAAGACATACGATTTACCTGAATGTATTGTCCATTATCTCGCTGAAAAAGGGAATCCAGTATGGGGTTGGGTTAATCTTCCAGATGGAAGTAAAGAAACACAAGTGACAAATAAAACACCGAGATTTTCATTGAGAACGGTATACCAAGAGGGTTAAAATGGCATTCGGAAATAGGACTGTTTCAGATGTTCTACAAATAATGAGAGTGGCATTAAGTCGTAGAAATGAAAATGATCCAGATTCTACAGATGAAGTTTTCATAAGATATCTTAATGATTTTGTCAGTTTGACGATGTCGGATGATTTAAAATTGTTTGAACAATTTGGGACGCTTTCATTTGTGATAGATGGCACACATGCCGACGGAGTATATACATTCAATGATGTAGGGGCGACTACAGATTTTGTCAACTTATCAGCAGAGGCTTTTATTTCAATATTAGATCCGGTAGGTAGATCTATATCATGGAATTGGCTGCCTATCTATCAAGATCCAGGAGAATTTTTTACAATATGGGGAGTCAATAACGAGGATATATTGATCAAGGGATATCCCACGATGATGCTTTATTATGGCAATGAATTTACATTTCGCACGATACCACAGATAGATGTTCAATATTTGATAAAAATTTATGGATATAAAAAAAACAATGATTATGCTGAGGGTGATACAGATATTCAGTATGATTATTGGTTAAGATACCTGGCATATGGTGCAGCAATGAATTATGCAAGGGATTATCGTTATGCCAGTGATGTTAAGGCGGAATTAAAGGCAGACTTTGCGCATGAGCGTAAATTGATGCTTACGCATACACACAATCAGATAAAACAGAGTCGCGCATGTCCGCGATTCTAAAGGAAGATTTATGGCTAAACAAAAAGCAAAGAAAAAAGTTTTAGGAAGTAAGAAGGTAAAAGGAAATAATTACGAGCAAAAAAGCGAAAGAAAAGAAGAAATGCGCAAATTTAAAGAAGGAAGATCAAGTGTGAATACTCCGGGAATGGAAGCACTTCTAAAAAAGGCAGAGATGCAGGAGAAGTATAATCCTAGTCTTCCTAAAGTCAAAAAAAGTGTGAAAGGAAAAGGATTCGTAAAATGAAAAAAAATTATAAAAAAGAAATCTTGACACATATCAAGAAAGATTCGAAAGAATTTAAAGGACAGCTTAAGGATGATGTGAAGTTAAAGAAGATGGTAAAAGGTCTAGAAATAGAGAAAGAGAAAAAAGAAAAAGCGAAGAAGAAAAAGTAAGACTGGGGGGTAATTGTGAGTTGGCATTCGACATGGCCTGTAGGGAGTATATCAGTAAAATCGAATAGACAAACTGGAGAAGATAATACATCCTATATAGAATCTACTTTAAAGTTGAATCATTTTTTCAATCAAAGTCCTGCTGGGAAGCATAAATTTATTCAACTTCCTGGGCATAATAATCCAACACCCGCATCGACATTAGCAGGGGAAATCTTACTTTTTAATGGTGGATTACCAACAGGAGGAGATTTTAATCTTTGTTATAACGGATCGAATACGTTAATTCCTGGTGGTACAGTGCAAATGACGCGAGCGGAAATACCAGTTTCATCACAAAATGGTTTTTCATGGCTACCAGGAGGAATTTTGTATCAATGGGGAGCAACGCTCCAATCATCAGCAGATCCGCTATTTGTGCCTTTCAATGCTAATTTTGTTTCTGTGTATAATATACAAGTGACGAGAGCTAGGCCAAATAATGCAAATCCAGGCTCAGCATACGTATATTTTGTAGACACATCTTCAATAATAGTCTCAGGAATTGGAAAAGGATTTAATATTATAAATAAAGATGGGCATTCATGGATTTATTATTGGACAGCAATTGGAAAATAAATGGAAATTTACGAGATAACAGGATTTAGAACAGGGATAGCCAATGATGGCGTAAATTATCTAAGTCCAGCTGATTCGTTCCAGAATGTATTTAATGGATTTATCTATCGTCAAGTTTTGCAAAGTCGACAAGGAATAGGATACTTTGCGCCAAGATTAGAGGATGGAAGTAGAGTGTTAGGAATATTTGAACATATCCCGCCATCACCAGAACCAAAAGAACTTTTAGCATTTGATGCAAACTTTTTATATAAATACAATACAACCACGGGGAACTTTGATCAGATACCATTTGTCGGATCGATGGCAGGTTATAAAGGATTTGAAATTACTGCAAAAGATGGGTATATTTCTGGAACATCTTACCCAGCTTCTCAGCAATTAAGTACAGGAGCGGTGAACCCAGCATATGTGAATAATGGAAATCGATTTGTCTTCACTGGGGAATTTATTAAACCAAACGCAGCCGGATCAGCAGTATTCTTTTATAATGGAACTGACGTAAGTGATTTTACAAGTATAGTAGACAATCCAAATTATGCTCCTCCAACTCAAGGACAACTTGTAAGAGCGCATTATGTCACTTGGTTTGGCGAGAGATTAAATTTTGTCGTTCCTACGATCATTACTACAGGAACTCTGGTAATTGCGGAATTTAACCAAGGTATTCTCTATTCGGGGATTCGTACAATCTCTGGGGATGGAGATAAATTTAATGTTCCTGGTTCAGGATTATTGCAAGCTGATACATATGAAAATTGCACAGGTTGTACTATATTAGGACAGATTTTAGTCTTAAATTTTAATAGGTCAAATTGGACATTGGAAAAGACAAGAGATGCTTTCAATCCATATTTCATAAGGAAAGTTCCGTCAGTAGAAGGTACGAATGCAAACTTCTCGGCCGTTTCTTGGTTTGATATAGTTAGATCCATAGGTAAGACAGGGATTATTGAAACAGATGGAAGAGAATCTGAGCGTGTCGACAATAAGATTCCATATTTTACGCAAGACACAGTAGACCAACTTGAATTCAATTTAACTTATGGTGGATTTGACAGAGTAAATAACCAATTTCTCTGGACATATTTGCTATCGGGTAGTAATGAACTAACACAAAATCAACTCTTGGTAAATAATTATGAAGAAGAAACATGGTCATATTTCGATATTCGTTTAAGTGTGCTCGGACAGACTGATTTAGGACAAAATATACCGTGGGATGGCATTGATAAAACAAGCGGAAATTCCTCATGGGCTGAATGGGACACAACAGAAAAAATATGGGATAAAATCGGCCTTGGATTATCAGTACAAAAGACATTAGCAGGAGATGATCTTGGATTTATCTACGATATCAATGGTGACTATGATGATTATTTTACGAATATAACGGCAATAGTAGCAGGAGTAACAACAGTTTTAACCGTAGATGCATCAGCATTTAAGGCAGGCGATTTAGTAGTCGTTCAAACAGTAGAAGGGATGACAGAATTAAATAATTTTGATCCGAATCTTACGGTTATAGATCCAACATATATCTCAAATAATGTTAATTTTATCCCCTGGGAAGTTCTTACAGCCACGACTACAAGTGTAGAATTGAATGTAGATTCGACATTATTTACTGCATATACAACAGGAGGAACATTATCAAAAGCGATAGATTTTTCAGCTGAATTGATTCCTTTTAATCCTTTTAGGGCACAAGGAAGGCTTTGTTATATTTCACATGTAGAATTCTTGATAGATGCAACTGGTGGATTTTTGAAAGTTGATGTTTATCAAGATGAAGAAGAGAGTCCATTTAAAGAGAATGTGTTATTATTACCCAGGACAACCACACAAAGGCGTGAATGGATAACGATGTCAGTGGATAATGAAGCAAATTTTATGACTTTTGTGTTGAAACAATCAAGTCCAGCGGTTCCGGTAAGAGTGACATCAATTCGAATACATTGCCAAGCTGGAGGATATACAAGTGGATAAAAATAATAAACATTTATGTTCTAGTCCATTTAATTTAAAAAGAAATGAAGAATGGGTATGTGAAGAAAATGAAGATGGAATGTGTGTAAAAGATATTTTTAATGATAACATATCTTTTACACAAGTTTTATTTTGTCCATATTGTGGTTATGGAAATAAAAGGATAGAGAATGGCACAAATTCCTGATACATTTAATTTTGGTGAAACTGATATGTCAATAGAAGAACTGGTGGTTAAATTGCAGAGAATGTATGCCGATTTAGCAGAGGCTGTAAATAGTAAGCCTGATTTATATCAGAGAACGACAGATGGACAGGTTACAGATACATTCTTAGCACAAGGTTCAATAAATATAAATTTATCCACTAATAAAGTAGAAATGCTTACAAATCATCCAACGGCCTCGACGGTCATATGGAAAACATTAAGTTAAAGAGGTAGTTATGGTATTTGGAATTGATGATGCATTGATAGCGGCCACTGTATCTGCCGCTGGATCTATTGGTGGAGGTTATCTTGCAGGGAAAAGTAATAAGCCGAAAGAAACAAAACTAGAAAAGCAGAAGCGAACACTTATCGATGATCTGATGGCTTCATTAAAAGGACAAGGTTCCTATAATGATTTATTTAACACAAATGATGAAGCGTTTCAGAAATCATTTGTGGAACCGGCAAAAGCAAGGTTTAACAATCAAATAGCACCTCAAATACAACAGCAGTCTATTTATGGAGGTCAACAAAGAGGAACTGGTCTTGATGATCAACTATTACGTGCAGGAGTGGATTTAGATCAATTGCTTAATCAGCATATGTTAGATTTTCAGGAAAAAGGAAAAAATAGACAGGCTAATGTAATAAGTAATATTTTGGGACAACAAGGTGGGGTAGCACCTGGAATGAGTAATAGTGATATCCTTGGAAATGCTACAAGTGCATATCTTTCAAACCCGGCATTTAGTGATGCTATATCGAATATTTTCAATAATAAAACTCCGACTACTGCACCGAATCCATATGCTTCACCACCAAGGAAAGGATTTGCACCTGATTATAAGAACTGGAATAATATGCCTCTTGGCGATCAAAGATGGGGGCAGACATGAATACACAAGGTCAAATGGCTTTTCAAGTCGCTAATCAGACAGCAAATAATTTCTCGCAAAGTTTTCAGAAACGTAAAGATGAGAATACGATTGAAACTATTCTTGCGGAAGCGAATGCAACAGGAGATGCTAAAGTTTTACAAGATAGCATAGGTAAAATCCTTTCAGGAGTTTCACCAGAGAGACAAGGGGCTGCTATAAAATATTTAGAAAACGCATATAATAATATTCAGAAAAAGAGTAAAGAAAAGCAAAAAACACAAGCAGCAGAAAGAGGCGGATATGATCCTTTCGCGCCTCCACAAGTACAAGCAGCGCAAGTAAATCAAAATGCAAAAAATCAAAGGATTAATGATAGTGTAGGTGCATTCAATAATTCCAATGCAAATCCTACAAATAATGAAAATCCTAAAGAAAAAAAACAACAATTATTATCTTTAACTGGTCATCCTGATAGAGAAATATCAGAAAGAGCAAAAGCTGAATTGAAAAATTTAGAAAATACGGAAAAAAACAATCGCGCTGATGCGCGAGAATTACGTAAAGAAACTCTTCCACTCAAACAAGAAATTATAAATCGAGCAAATCTTTCTAGAGAAAGTATAAGAAATAAGAATCATCTTTTAGAGATTATAGATAGGAATAATTTAGATGATCCGACATTTGCTGTTTTTGCAGAAAGTCTTCCGGCTGGTTTAGGTAAGCGTTTACTTTCTGACGATACAATAGAATATAAAGGTGGGTTAGTTGATGAATTCTCAGACTTAAAGAATATTTTTAAAGGTGCTACAAGGGTAAAAGAAGTAGAGATATATGAAAATAAATTACCAGATATTTATTTAACGGACTCTCAAAAGAAAGCCATTTTGAAATCTAGAATTAATTCTTCAAAAATCGATATTTTAAGAGAAGAAGCTGCATCCGAAATAGAAGAAAAATATCCAAATATTACTGCTTTACAGTTTAGTAAAAAAGTTGATGAGGTTGTAAAGCCAAAAGTTGACGCATTATTTAATACTGTTTGGGGAGATCAAAAAGCTGTTTTAGATCAAGCAGAATCGAGAAAGAAGATACCTTTAGATTATGATGATCCAGAAGGAAGAGAAATTTTAGAGCAAATCATGAAAGAAGCTGGTGGAGATAGAAAAAAAGCGCGCGAGATTGCAAATAAAAAGGGTTATACGATAGGTAAATAAAATGTCTGACGCTTTTGACAGGATGAATGGGGTCGATGAAGGAAATGGGGATGCATTTGATAGATTTCCAGTTAATGAAGAATCTTTAGGGAAATCTTCTGCACGAACTGTATTACAAATTCCTCAAGGTGTTGCAGAGGGCACTAAATTAGGTTTAGCAGCGAGTCTTTTTCAATTTTTAGCAGCCGGAGAAACGGATATAGGAGTAGATGAATTTCATAGACTTAGAAAACTTTATGAAGATCGTGGCGAAAAATTTAATGAAGAAGGATATGAAGAAGCTAGACAACAACTTTTGCAAAATATTCCAACGGTATCAAATTTAGGAAGAATAACCGAGGAAAAAACAGGAATTCCATTAGAACCTAAAACACGTTTACAAAAAGATTTGAGATTAGCTTCTTTGGCTACGAAAGCTTTACCTGAATCTCCAGGACTTACATTTCGAGGTGCTACAACAGGGTTGTCAAGACCCATTCTTGGTGCTGGCATTGGAGGGGCGAGCGAAACTTTACATCAATTAGGTATTCCTGAACCTTTAAATGAACTCGCTTCATTTGCTATTTTAAAACCTGTAGCGCCAGGAGCTCCTATTTTTTCTATTGGGCCATCAAAAAAACCTTCTGGTATGACCAATCAACGTTTTGAAAAATTGAAAAAGCCTACTGAAGTTTCAGAATCAGCAATATCAAAAGTTAATGATCGACTTGAAAGTGAATTTAGGACGATTTCAGACAATATTATAAAAGAAAGTCCGATCAAAGATACTTATGAAAATCTGAAAAATGATTTTGGATTTAAACAGAAATCATCTGAAGGATTTGAGAATGTAAATCAATTGGCTGAATCTTATCAAAATAAATATAAGACATCTGATCTTACAA